TTATCTCTTTAAGTTTTACCCGTTAGGCTGCTGAAAAACCGCCTGAGCTGATACCACCTGTCTTGAGGACCGTGATGCGGTTGATAAATTTCTGCAGACCGCGAGCAGGCTCAATTCCGATGTCGATGATACCGAAGTTTTGGTCGATGATTTCAGGTGTGTTGTTGGTCTCATCCATGATAACCGAGTAAGCATAGATTCCTGCGCCGTTTCTAACCACGTCCAGATAGTTCTCAACGATAGTTTTGATCTCAAGACGAGTTGTAGCGTCGTTGAATTCAAAGAGGTATTGCTGAAGAACCTCGATTACCGCAGTCTCGATAGTAATCAACAAGTCTCTAACGTGTAGGTTGTTGAATGCAGAGAGAGTTCTTTGGTAAGCAGTCTGGTTAGCGAAGATCATTGGTCCGACGTTCTTGACGTTTGTGATTGGGTTAAGACCGATAGGCTCAAGATTTTCACGGTCAGACAACAAGTAGTCGTATTCCATTGCTACGAATCTAGGATTCGAGATTACACCGCGACGAGGACCAGCAACGATTGAGTAAGGTTGGCCGTTGATGAACTTACGGATGAAGTTGTTCGATACGTCAGCGGCAGGCGGAATGCTCTTGTTCTTAGCGTTCTCTCTGATGATAAGGTTAGGGGTGAATACACCGATAAACTTAGCGCCTTGCTCTTCGTCAGGAAGACCCCATACGAATGAAGGACCGAGTGTCAAGTTACCACCAGTCGAGATGTAGTAGGTGTTAAGAACCGGAGCAGGATTACCTGCTTGTGGATCTGGAAGTTCAGTGAATCGTGGATCGGTGCTTGCCTGGAATTCAGCGATTGAAGGAGCATTGATGATCGCCAAACATTGTTGACGAGCTTTAGCAAGTCGGCTGAGGATTTGCTTAGCACCCATGAAAGGCTGGATACCGAGGTTGAATGTATCGACGATATAGCGGAATGTAATTACGTCATCAGATGCAAGTGTCTTAGACAAGTTGGTATTCTCGAGAACACCGTAGATTTTGTCGAGCTGTGCATCAGTGTTGTTTGGAAGATGGTAGTCAGTCAGCGTGAATCCTGATAGAGCAGTGAACTGCAGTCTGTCGGCAAATGTCTGAATTGATTTGTATCTTGTGACGTATGTAAGACCGCTGGTTACAGTTGTCTTAGGAGTAACGAGCGTGCTGTACTCAAAGTAAGCAACACCTGTTGCTGCATCAGTTTTCTTAACTTTAGAAATGATGCGGATCAACAAAGTATCAGAATTGTCTACGAGATAGTCTCCAACTTCAATCTTGCTTGCGTTTGCAACAGTAAGTTTGAATTTCTTACCGCCGTCGTAAAGTCCTGGAGACTCAATCTTAACGTTTTCTGAAATGTTCTTCGCGATTGAAGAATAGAAAGCAACGTAATTTAGAGTACCGCCAAGATCATATGCAGATGCATCAACGAATGTTTCGTTAACGTCAGCGTATGTTGCGTCAGCAGGTGTTTGTAATGTTGTATCTGTAAACTGACGGAAAGAAGCTCCTTTGAGACCGTAAGCAATACCGCTATAGGCATCGATTGTTCTGCTCCAGTTTGGATTAGCGTTGATATAGTTGAACTGAGAAGATCCTGCGCCGTACTTAACGCGATCACCGTCAACTACAAGTTGATTGTTGATGTTGCTTGCGAGTGTTGAACCTGGGTAAGCTTCAATGATAGCAAGTTCAGCTACGTTGGTATTGTCTAAGTTGAAAGAACCAGCCGCAGTTGTTGCTGCGACAGATAAAACTTCACCTGTAATTACTTTACCGTTCAGAAGAGTGACCTCGATCACATCGCCCAATGTTTCGTTATCGAAAGCATTTGCGTTTGTTGTACCCACAACTCTGATTTTTCCAAAGTCAGCGTCTGTAGTATTGATTTCCCATCCTTTGAGATACCAAGTACCTGCGATAGCAGAGTCAGTAGTTACGTTGTAGACAGTTACTAAGTTTCCGTCTGCTTCAGCAGAGTTACCTGCATTGTCAAGAATTGATACACCGTCGATCTTACTGTATGTATAAGTAGGATTTAAGATGTAGTCGATTTGATCTGCTGTGTTTAAGTCAGGTACTAAGTAATCTGCTTCAGCAGCACTAATATCAAGAAGTGTGATTGACAAGTCAGATGGCTGTAAGAATGAAGAGAATTCATCAGCAGCAAAGCCAGGCACACAGTATTTGTCTTGGTAGAAGTTGGTTCCAGAAGAAAGGGCAGATGCAGTGTTAACAACATCAATTTGGAAACCGCCTGTGATACCGGTTACTGTGTCAATTTCGAAGTACTTAGCGTATCCTGTTGCTTCAACTAAGATAACGTCTCCAGCAGCAGGTGTAAGAGTTGTAAAGTTTGCGTTGATTTGGTTGGCAACCGTTGGTACAGTCAGAACTTCACCTTCCTCGATGTAAGATGCAGTATATGTTGCATCAGAATTTAGAGGGTTGCTCACAGGAGCAATGAAGAAGTCACCAGAATCAATTATGTTGTCGACTTTAACGTAATCATTAGGCATCGCTGAATTGTCCAAAGTATCAGGACCGTATGTGGCGATCAATGAATTTGTAGTCAAGCCGGTAAGAAGGGCATTGTACATTGAAGGCGTAAAGGTAGTATCTGTTGGAACGGGCTTGTAAACAACAAGCTGGTTCAAGAATTTACCGCCGTTACCGCCGTAAGGATATGAACTTACGTAAGGAGCAGTCGAACTACCGCCGGTATCAAAAGGCTGCGAAGCCTCATCGCCTGCAAGTGCGTTTTCTCCAGAGTAAGAAAGGATATCTTTAAGAGGTGTGTTGTAAGAAAGGAAGTCAAGAACCTCATCAGTTGAATTGATGAGCGAGTGACCGACCATATCTACCTTGTAAGTTGAGTTGTCGTAGTCATCGAGTTCGTTTTCGTTGATGTTCAAGAACAAGCCGGTTAGAGCAGTTGCTTGATTGACGATAACATCGATTGATTGGTTGACGCCGTTGTTGTCGATGAAGTTTGGAATGATACAACCAGTGAACGATCCCAAAAGTGTTACATCATCAAGACTCAAGAAGTTTTCCAGCTGTGCTGTGTTGATACCTCTTGCATCAAAGTATTTTGACCAAACCGGATCTTTGGAAAGAACAGGAAGGTCTGACCAGTCGCCTTTGACTACAAAGATATCTACGAAGTAGTCGGACACATAGTCGGTTGGATGAACGTATGCTGGTACTTCATCAGGCCCGAAGTAATCTTGGGCTGTAACGTTGTACTGTGTTGCGTTCACAGACTTGCGTATGATTGTGCTGGTCTCTTGTTGACTCAAGTTTACGATGTTGAACAATCTTCCTCTGTTTGAAGGTTTGGTATCAACTGTTGCTTGTAAGTAGTCAGTATCTGCGAACCAGAATCTCTCTTTATTGTAAAAAGATGAAAGGAGTGCACTGGTGACGAGTCCATTTTCGCCGGCTGCCTCTAATGAGAACGAACGGTACTGAACGGCATCACCGCCTTCGTTTACCGGAACGTTGTTCAACGGCAATAAGTTCAATGCAAATATCGGTGCTGTTTGTAGACATGTCTCGACTGCTCTGTGGAAGAACGAACCTCGTTTTTCCAAGTATGCATCGATAGGTCCAAAAACTTTTCTGGCGGTTGCTACATCTCTTAAGAACACCGGCGCGTTAAAAGGGCCGATGCGGGAAAAGCCAACCACAAGACGAATTGTTTGCGTTGTAACCACAATTCTTTCTGAAGCATCGAACTCTACGGTGTAAACACCAGATGCTTTGAATTGGTTTAGATCAAGCGTGATTTTAGCCATTCTGCTTTATTGTTATTTTTCTTGTTTTCTTTTATTGTTAGTTTATCTATATATCTTGCCTAATTCAGCTCTTTTTTCATCTTCTTTTCTTTTCATACGCATTGTTGATCATTTGCTGTGTAGCGTCGAAGGGGTTTGTGAACTCTTTCATGATCCTAAAAGCTTCGAGAAAATCGTCTTCCGAGCGGTCGCCTACTTCCATTCTTTTTTCCATTGCCCTCTTTGTGGTCTCGGGAATTGTATCATATATATCTTCAACCATCTCAAAGAAATCTGTGGAATCAAAGAAAGAAACCATGTTTACGATCGATAGAGCAACGTCATCGTGTGCTATCTGTGATTCGTATCTTCCTATGTTATTTACGCCAAAAGCTGATAGTTCTTCAAACGATCTGACTTCGTTAACGACGATCTTGCGATCCCTTGCGAGGTTTCGCATTTCTCGGAAGTATGACTCGCGATTGTCCTTTTGAAGTTTGACTCCAATCTTAAGCTGATCATTTGCCAATGTTTGTTTTGTGTGTAAGAATATCTCTGGATAGTAATCACGGTTCTTTGACATCCTGTCAATGATTGCATGGCCTTTAAAGTTGATCTCTAAGACTATCTTAACACTTTCGTAGTTAAAAAGTTCGAATGTTAGTATCTCAAGTACTTTTGCTACTTCTTCAACCGAGTGTGCGTTTGATCTAAACATTCCAACTTGTTTGAGTTTGAAAAAAGCTGATTCGTCTGCCCAATCTTTGGTTGCTCTGATTTTTGCAGGAGACTTTGGTTCTAACTTAAAAATGTTGATAACTGAGTAGTCTCGACCGACTCCATCTCCTAAGTCAACCGACATTACGAATTTATCACCCCGTTCATCAAACTCTCGATCAGGCTCAAAATCTGGGTGCCACTTTAAAGCAGCGCTAAGGTCGGGATAGTCCAACAACGGATCAAGCTCAACCCAGCGGTATTCTTTACAGGTTCTCTTCATCAACATCAAAGTGTTTGCGTCGAATAGTAGTCTTGATGAAGCTAAGAACTGGTTACCGTATTCTTGGTTGAACAATTCTTCGGAACCTAAGTTTGCAATTTCTCGTTTCTTCCATTCTTCATCCCTGCCTGGAACTTGCCACCAGTCCACTCGAATCGGCTTAAAGTTGTTCTTACCTTCGATCGCTCCTTGGTAGATCTCATAGAAGAGGTTCATACCGTTTGGCGTTGAAGATATGATCATTCTTGAAATCTGAGAAGAAGACAGCGTAGGATAGATTGATCGATAGAACGGAGATAAGAAGTTGCTGTGAATGTGAGCAAACTCATCCGCGTACAGAAGGTGGATGGTAAAACCAATCGCCGCGGTTTTGGTTGTTGCTTGTGAGAACAGACGATTACCGTTGTCGAACCTCATACCTGTAACACCGCCCGATGCAACACCAGGTTTCATGAAGTATGGTAAGTTCTTGAGGATCGTCTTAATCTTATCAACGATCTCGTTGGTGGTCGCAAGTTTGTTGGCAACCACGAGCACGTTCCTGTCCGAGTGGAAAGTTACATACCAAGCAATAAAGATCGATGATGTAACTGTCTTACCGATTTGTCGAGAAGCAAGCATGATCACGAAGCGATTGTCTTGAAACGAGTCAAGCATGTCTTCTTGGTAAGGACGTAAAGTAATCTGACGAATTCCTTCGTCAGTCATAGAGTGACAGTATTTGTTGCCGAAATAAACTACATCATTGGCGCACTTGGCCAATTCTTCCATTTCGTCACGGGTGTACTCAAAGACCACGTCAGCGGCCTTAGTGTCGATCTTACCTTCATGGAACGGCGATGTGTCTGCTGGCAGACCGCGTTCTATTCGGTCGATCTCTTCGTTAATCTTCTTGGTGCTCCAGACTTTCCCCTTCGCCATCTTTTAATCTTTCTTTAGGTTTAGCATTTGCTCTTCTTTCGGGTATTACTTCACGGAGAGTTTCAATCAGATGACGACCTCCTCGCATTTGAAATGTATTCTTGTTCTCATCGTATTCTGTTGAATCACCAGAATCTATTAATGTAGGTTCTTCCGACTTCTTGACTCGATAGTCTTCTTTCAGATTCTTATAGTTTTGCTCCATGATTACCATGAACTGAGCAAGATGCTTGACGATCTCCATCTTTGACCTCTGCAAAGATGCTAATACTTCAAAAGTCCTTGGGTGTAAATTGCCGTTGTCGATTTCTTCCAATAGCTTTGTGATCGCGTGTTCGGCGGTCTTCATTTGGAACAGTAAGTTAGATACGGTGATCTTGTCAACAACGTTCTTTTGCTGAATGTAAGGAATCTCTTGAATGATTCCTTTGTCCAAATAGAACTCTGCGATGGAATCTACGATATCATCGGCTTTACCGTCAGAGTCTGTCTTGACTCCGTCGTAGTCCATAAAGTTCGTAACTCTTGCTGGAAGAATACCTCTTGCTTCGTTCACAAGGTTGGTCATGTCCTGTATGTCGGAATTTACTAACCTTTCCAGTTCGTCTTTGAGTTCGAGTTCTTTACGTTTTTCGTCTGTTGGCTTTCGCATATTATTTTGTGTTTGCTATCCAAGGTAACTTCAATCTAGGAATTGCATTGTCAATAATGATACTGAACTGTGCGTCTTGTACAATTGCCTGATTAAGCATGTTCACTTGTTTAATTTGTTCTGTCTCTATCTTATCGTACAGTCTTATGTTGGTACTTACAAGATTTGCGGCAAGAAGATTATAGTTGACGTCGACGGATAGGTCGAGTTGTTCTATAGTCTGTACCGCACTGTATATATTCTCCAAGTCAGTGGTTTGTGGAGAGTTAGGATTTGTTTCGTTCCACTTGCGAACCCATAGGTCTAATGATAGCTGTCGGTAGAAGTTCGACATGTTTATGAACATTGCGTACCAATAGTCTTGCACCAAGTTGTTCTTAAGTATGAACAGCGAAGATACACCGTTTCTCATGATCATAATGTACCTACTTGCAAATATGCTGATTCGTAATCCTTTCTGTTGAGCTGAGTCGTAACCGTTGAATACAACGTTTTCAAAAGTCTTTTCCGCTACATAACCGCTTCCAGAAGGTCCCGACCAGTTAGGATAATAGAGATTCAAAAACTCTATGATGTCTTTTCTTACGGATATCGTATAGTTGTAACCTCCAGTGACGGCCGATGTACTTACCCACGATCCATAGATAGAGAATCCGTTGAACTTATTGATCTTAATGATATCGCCGGCAGCAAACTTGCGAGTTGCTGCAAGTTTGAACGTCAGTTGTTGATAGTCACCGCTTACAGCGCCAAGTATCAGTCCACCTTTGACATTGTCTTTAGGAATCGTAAGTTTCGGCGATATTTCTTTGAACCAGCAAGAGAACGATCTTTCTTCTGTTGTCGGAAGCACGACTTTTGCTCTGTACTTCACAGCTTCAACTTGACTGCTTCCAGTAAAGATCGACCTTAAGTCATATTGAGATTCTGAAAGAAGTAAAGAATAGTTGTTGACTTTCAGTTGTGATATCAATAGGTCGTTGTTGATGTCTTGTCTTGTAGGATCATAATCTCTTGAGCCAATCTTAGGATCGTATTGTTGTGGATCGGTGGTCTTTACTTCAAGCAAGTCAAGTTCTTCTTGGAATTCTTCTTGGTAACTTGTGGTCAAAACATCGAACTCTTCTCGTAAGTTTTGCGTTTCTTTACGGTTTGCCTTGGGCTGATATTTCGTGAGACTTACTTTCCAGTAGATCTCGGTTCTCATGAGGTCTTTGTAAAGATAAGAACTATCGACTTCGTAAACCCTGTTCTCCAGCGGCATATAGATTATGTCTCTCTTCTGCGGCGCAGTCCCAACTCCAAACAATTCTTCAAAGTAATTCTTTGTGATGTGGACTTCAAACGGCATTTCAAAATCAATGCCCATCGGATTGAACATCAACTTGCTGTCAGGAAACTCATTGTTGGGTACGACTACTTTGATGCACTTAGGCTCGTCTACATCGTATAGGTTCCATTCATTTAGTACGATATCTTTTCCTATTGCCATCGGAACTGCTCTGGCGTACATTACATCGATTCCAAACAGCTGGTTGACCGTAAACGAAAGTTCTTTGTATAGAACTACCAAAGGATTTACTTGGTAGGGTCTAAAAGTAAAGTTCTCGACTTTTGTGATGTTGCTGATGTTGCCTTTGTCGGCGACAGTATACACCGGTACGAAACCTATGTAAGGATCTTCAGCGATAGGATCCTGTTCGTATGTAATCTCAATGTTGTTGATAGTTATAGGTCCTCCACTGATCAATGTTACTCTAAAGTCAACAAAAAGATCGTTGTTGGCGTTAAGTACTACATCGGTTACGTTCTTGTTGGTTAGTTCTACCCAAGAAGACCTTACTCTGTTTGATGTGCCCCAACGGAACTCTTTCCTATACACGCCGCTACCGGCGATGTCGTCCATCCACCCAGTGAGCTTTGTAACATATAAGAAAGGTTTGTCCTGTGTGTACTTGATAAAATCACCTGGACTCGTAAGTATGGCTTGCATCTATTAGGGATACTATTTTTTCTATA